CATTTTAGTCGTCGTGTACTTGAGTCAATTGACTATTATAACGGTCATATTCAAGTGCGTGTACATGGTTCACATATAATCCGACTTCAAGAAAACCAGGCAAAATAACGCCAAATAAGCCCGCACAGGCGATAGTATTGTGCCCTGAATCCGTTCTGATGTGTGACGGCAAGGAACTCTAATTGGCGTAGAGTAGCAGTTTCACTACCCGCAAGGATGATGATGGGATACGCCTAATGAACCCGTTTGAACTGTAAGACAAGACATTGACCAGGCTAAAAGAGGGTTAATAGCCCACGGCTGTACTCATGTTAGCGTATGAATACAGACCCGCCGTTGTAATAAGACAGCACGATTAGGTACCGGACAACCGCCTAAGCAGTAGAAATACTATAGTGCAAACGCTAAGTGAACTGCTCAACTCAGATAATGTTCATTTACTTGGCCCGCCAGGGCTAAGTGTGACTACACAATCTAGATAATATTTACAGTGCTTCGCACTTGACAGTTGTTTAAAATAAAGAAAAGTTCGAGCGAAAGCGAAGAACAGAAGAACGTAAGTTCTTCTTCCGAAGGTAATAAATATAACATATGAAAATCCTTGACATAATTTCCGAAGCAACTGCTACTAGTCCTTTACATGCCGCCGCAGGTGCTCCTCCTCAAGGAACAACTATTCCTGCTACAGACAAGTGGTATCAAAAAAACTATGAGGCCAATGCTAAAGCATATGAAAGAATCAGTAAGGGATGGACTGGCGGACTGTATAATGCTTTACGAGTTATCGGAGCTCTTGGTCCGTGCATTTGGTTTACAGCCAGTTACTGGGCTTTAAATGATATTGCCAAACTTAGTGATGCAGAGTTTACTGAATACACTGGTGTATCAGCCGCTAATAAAAATAAATGGGTCGCTGACAGTAGAAGTATGTTGCTAGGTACATTTACTGCACAGTATCTTGTCTATGGAGTCTACTGGATTGGTAAAAATCTTTTAAGATTTACAGGCATTTTAACCATAGTCACTGCTGGACTTGGACTTGCTCTTAAAAACGGCAAAGCTGGCAAATTAATATGGGGTACTAAGATAGTTGAACAGGCCGCCTTGGCCGCATTTGTCAATTGGCTAGGAACTCCAGATGGACAAAAATGGATGCAACAGAATTTGCTAGTTGCAGGCATATTAAAAGTAGAAGGCGCAACATTAGGTGCTATATGGGACACAATCTACGAAAAGTTTTTTGAATATACTGGAATTACCAAACCAGAACCGTCTGCTGTAACACAAGCAGTGACCGCAGTTAGCGAACCTGTTAAAGGAACACTAACTGGCGACCAGTTAGAAAAATCATTAGATCAATTCCAGAAAAATTTTGGACGTTAAATTATAGAAATTCCACTTTTTTGTGTTAGTTCAATATTTTCTTGTGCAATTTGTGTTAGTATAACGATATCATCGTTTGAATAAACATGTAGCAGTTCTTCCATGGTCACGCCGCCCCGCATGTACCAACTTAATTTAAACAATTGAGTTTTAAATCTTTTTGCTTCGTCATCTAGCCTAACTAGAAACTCTTCAATTTCTTCTGCGGGCAATCCAGTTAGGCGTTGACGAAAAAATTTGATTGATCCAAATTAATTTGTATTTGATTTTCCTTGCCGCAACTGTCACAGTTAACAGAAATTTTAGGCATTGCCCATTCTTCTCTGTTTTTATCAATGTGTGCTTTTACGCTTTCAAATATATTTGAATCTGCATTAACTAACCATTCTTCAATAAACTCTCTCTGATTAACACTAGCTTCAGGAGTTTGCACAGTGTCTATTTGTAGCAGTAACAGTTCATTTTGCATAGCTGAAACTTTTTCAAATAACTCATTGACAATTTTAGTTTGTTCTTCTTCGTTGTTTAGATTAATGGCCTGTTGCAGTTGTCGTTGCACATTAAAGTTCTTAAGTTGGAATTTAGTCCATTCCTGATAAGTTAATGGTCGAATTAACAATGAAATATCTTTTAATACAACTTTGTTATCATATTTGCAATTATTGTAGTGAGTTATAATATTACCAAGGTCGATATCGTAATCATTAATAGCTTTGCAATGAGGACAGGTATGTGTAACACTCATGGAATTGCCAAATGTTGCAATACGAATAGCTGTTAATACTAGATCAACATCTATTAAAGATAAATCCCATGCATCTTTAATAGTAGGGCAACAACTTTCAATGACCTTTGCCGTGCCTTCTCCAGTTAATAATGCATCTGGAGTCTTAAGCAAAATCTCGTCCATACCAGTCATGCCAAATATAGCCATATTTGACGGATCATCAGATAAGGTGCCAGGTTTGTTGTATATTCCGCCCGACGGCAAACCAACATAAATTTTTGGTTGTCGAAAGTACTTCTTTAATGGATTAATAGCCATTTTTGTCTCCAGATAAATATTATATGATTGTATTTATATACGCATATTTCTTGGGAAATTAAATGACCGATTTAGAAAGAAAACTGGATGCTCTAATAACTAAGCTAGATAGGATTACTCCCAGCGGCCCGAATGTGCTAAACAAACCTCCTTTAGACTCTAGTGAACCTTATGCTGGAGTACTAGGTGTAGGTTTCCAAAAGTTTTTTGGTTCAATGGGCAACGGTCTGCAAAACTTGTTTAACACCACAGGTCAGTACATAGACAAAGCATATACTAATACAGCAGGAATACAAGATTTAGCAGATGCTGTTACTAAGACTCTTGGACAAATTCCAGGATTTGAAAATATTTCAAGAATAATGGCCGGCATGACCGGTGCTTTGATAGACAGTTATCAAAACTGGCAAAAATTCTCTGGTCTTGGATTGCAAATGGGCGGCGATTTCATGGCGCTTAATACTGCAATTAAAAGAACAGGATTAACTGTTGAACAGTATGGCGAAATATTTGATAAGTTAGCACCTGCGGCTTTAAACTTTGGCCGAGGGTTATCGGGAGGTATACAAGAATACGGTCGACTAATGCAGATGACGCAAGCTGGTGGAATAGCCGAGCAGTTTAAAATGTTAGGCATGCTACCTAAAGATGTTAACAATGCCATGATAACTGTTATCCGTAGTGCTGACACTTTTAAAAATGCAATGGCTCCTGAAGCTTTACTAAAATCTGCAATAGATCTAGCTAAACAATTTGATATAACTGCCAAGCTAACTGGTAAAAGTAGAGAAGAACAAGAAAGAACAATAGAAGCAATGCAGTCGCAGATGGCCTATAATGCAAGGCTTGATCAATTAAGGGAAACTAACCCAGAAGCCGCGGCCGCGGCTGGAGATGTAACTAAAAAATTAGCCGCACTTAACCCTGAAGTTGCAAAATTGTTTACAGAAGGGTTTGGGGGACGAGGAATTTTTAGCAGTGATGCAATTTACGAATTCCAAGATGTTTATGGGCCTGAAGCAACAGCAAGAATGACCAAACTTACACGTGATATGCAGTCATTAGACAAGGCAACACGTGATGCGGCTATACAAACAGCAGACCAATTTTTTGGAGATCTAGCAGAATTTTCAAGAAATCCAGCACTACGAGAAATGGTAGCTAATGGTGTTACTAATAATCGATTTGCACAAGCACGTTGGGCTGGCATTAACAATGCTGAAATTAACTATACAAAAAATGTTGACATGTTAATGGCAACATTAAACATCAGCAGAGATGAAGCTAAGGTTCGTGCGGCACAAATTGCTAAACTTGAAGGAGAAGGCAAAGTTGGAATTCTTACTGAAGAAATGATAAGAATAAATGCGACTCTCAAAGACCCAAGATATGTAGTAGGAGAAATGAATCCTGACAATGCCTCTGGCCGAACATTACAGGCTTTAGAAATTAATCAACAGCGATTTAATACTGGTGTAGCTTTAATGGCTGAAACTGTAGAAAAATCTGTTCTTAGATTAGTGAATATGAAAGATGTTATTGCAAAAGCATCGCAATATACTGATGGGGGCACATATAAAAACAGTGAAGGCAAAGATGTACCTATTCTAAACTCAAGTGTAGAAGCTTTTATTACTAAGATGCGCAACGAAATTAGAGACGCGGGTAATTTACCAGCAGGCTCAGCGGATGCTATAACAAACAGAATGGAAGAAGTTATTAAAAAAATGGTTACCGGTAATAAAAAAGGAACTATGGGTACTGTAGGCAGTTGGTTTGAAAATTTTGGACCTAATGGATCTTTGCGTTTCTTGCATGACGAAGAAGGTGTGTTCACCCCTGAACAAGCAGATGCGTATGCTACTCAAAAATTTAGCAGTATTATTCCTAACTTGTCTAGTTTGTTACGCAATGTAGAGACTAAAGTTAGTAGTGCTATGGAAAGTCCTGTACTAAGCAAGGCAATTGAAGAAATGGCCACGGGCACAGATACTGCCATGAATTTATCTGCCGAAAAGCTAGATGCGATAAGTAATTTACTAGCGGCTAATTTACAACAACTAAAAGAAATAGCCCGACATACGTCTAATACATCAGAAAATGTTAGCAATGTTAGCGGCTACGTTAGTTAAGGACCCAATATAATATGAGTTGGAAGAAATTTTTTACACCAGTATCCGTAGAATCGCAATATCGCAGTACTATTGGTACCGGCAATACCAGCGCAGGTATGGGCCCTGCTAAGACAAACTACAGCAGTTACTTGCCAGATGTATATTCAGGCAGTCCAAATCGTATTGAACGTTATCAACAGTATGAAACAATGGATAGTGATCCAGAAGTTAATGCGGCTCTGGACATTTTAGCAGAATTCTGCACACAAAAAAACAAAGATGGTAATAATGCGGCATTTAGTATTGAATGGCGCAGTAAAGCAACCAACAGTGAAACTAAGATTTTAGGCGAATACCTAAGTCAGTGGACTAAACTACAACAATTTGAAACACGCATATTCCGTATACTGCGCAATACATTTAAATTTGGTGATAGTTTCTTTATTAGAGATCCAGAAACACAAAAATGGTTTTATGTAGATCCAAGCAAAGTAGTTAAAATTATTGCCAATGAAAGCGAAGGTAAGAAGCCAGAACAATACATTATCCGAGACATTAATCCAAATTTTCAAAATTTAGTAGCTACTGCTATTACTCCTAATGTAAGAGATACTAGTAAAGGCGGTAGTGGTGTTGGGTCAGGCGGCATTGCGGCACGTGGCATGACAGGTGCATACCCAACAATGCAAGGTGGACGCTGGGACAAACAAGAAAACGAAGTAGCTGTTGATGCAGTACATGTGGTACATTTGAGTTTAAGTGAAGGATTAGACAATAACTATCCTTTTGGTAATAGTTTATTAGAGAATATCTTTAAAGTTTACAAGCAAAAAGAACTTTTAGAAGATGCTATCCTTATCTATCGCATACAACGTGCTCCAGAAAGACGTATATTTCATATTGATGTAGGCAACATGCCCAGCCACTTGGCTATGGCGTTTGTGGAAAGAGTTAAAGACCAGATCCATCAACGTAGAATTCCTAGCCAAAACGGTGGCGGACAGAACGTTATTGACAGTGCATACAACCCACTAAGCATTAACGAAGATTATTTCTTTCCTAAATCAGCAGACGGACGCGGTAGCGATGTTACAACACTACCAGGCGGTACTAATCTAGGCGAAATTGACGACTTAAAATACTTTACTAACAAGTTATTCCGCGGTTTACGTATTCCAAGTAGCTATTTGCCAACAGGCGCAGATGATTCTAACTCAAGTTATAATGATGGTCGTGTTGGTACAGCTTATATTCAAGAATTACGCTTTAACAAGTATTGCGAACGTTTACAAAGTTTAATATCAGGTATATTTGATATTGAATTTAAAATGTATCTAAGCACACGCGGTGTTAATATTGATTCAACACTGTTTGATATTAAGTTTAATCCTCCATTAAACTTTGCAAGTAGTCGTCAAGCCGCACTTGATACTGAACGTATTAATACATTTAACACTATCCAAGCAGTACCGTATGTAAGTCATCGCTTTGCTTTAAAGCGTTTCTTAGGCTTAACCGACGACGAGATTGCAGAAAACGAACGTCTATGGGCAGAAGAACAAGGCGACGGCAACCCAACAGGCACTGATAGTGCAGGAGAATTGCGTAGTGCAGGCTTGTCAGCAGGAGGTCTTGCTGGAGATATTGAAAGCGAAAGTGATTTAACAGCACCAGAAGGTATGGAAAATCCAGCAGAGCCTGCACCTGGCGTTGGTGCAATGCCCGGAGCGGCACCAGGAGGCGGAATGCCTGGTTCTCCTCCAGTCGCATAAATATTATCATGATACTACGCGAATTATTTTATATAAATTCAACAACACGACATGTTGCTAATGACATGCGTTATGATCCCTCGCGAGATCAATCTGTTTTACGCAAGTCAGATACTCGTAAAACTAGATTAACACTACAACAAATTAACGAACTACGTAAAGGTAGTGAAGCACATATTATTGAACAGGAAACAGAATTAGCATTTATAAACAAAATGTATGCTAAACCGCCAGCACCTGCGCCCGCATAATTAAAAATTTAACAAAAACGGCGTATTTTACTACATTATTAGCAGAGATTTTGCTGATATGTGTAAATATCTTACAGCCTTGTAATCATATTCACAGGAGACAAACATGACTGATCGTACACAATTCGAGCAAATGCTCGAGGCTTTGATCAATGAAGATCAACAACAAGCCAAAGAAATATTCCACAATATCGTAGTTGCTAAATCTCGCGAAATCTATGAAGAACTCTTAGAGAACGACTTCGGTATGGCAGAAGAAGACAAACCAGCTGATGACTCAGCTGATGACTCAGCTGATGACGAGTTTAGTAGCGATGACGCTACTGACGATTTCAACAGCGATGTTGATGCTGACAGCGATGACAGCGGAGACGACAGCGGTGAAGAAGACGTAGAAGACCGCGTACAAGATTTAGAAGATGCTTTAGAAGATCTAAAAGCAGAGTTTGAACAGCTAATGGCTGGCG